TCATATTGAGCGAGATACTTCTGACATATATTTTTAGGGTTATAATCATAATCATTATCGTCGTTCTTGACAATTAAACTCTCATACTTAACCCAGTTCTTGACTATATACTTCAATAGCGGCAAATTGACTATTTCACTTAACTCGGATCTACCAAAGGACTTCTTGAAACTCATTCTATTATTAGCGGAGATTTTAATTTATACTTTATAATATTAAATATTCCTTATATACTTTATCTATCAATTTTTGTAAATTGATAATTGAAAAATAAAAAATTGAATAATAGATTTAATTAGCGGTATATCCATATTTTGCTTAGGCCTCTTTCTTTTTTCTATAATTGTCTCTGTTAATCTGTTTAACTTTCTCGCGAAACTCTGGGTCTGTCTTATAGCGGTTAATCTTATACTCTTTAATGCGTAATTTTTCAGCTGCGTAAAACTCGGGGTTCTCGTGTATCTTTTTATGATAACATCGTTTAGAGGCATCTCTTTGCTGTTGAACTCTCCTATCAATAGGCTCGGTATATTCACTCATCTTACTATATAGAGAGATATTTATTATATACTATATCATTTCTAAACTTTATATACTATCAACTTTTGTATAATTAAGGAGTAGCCGAGCGTTTTCGTGAGCGCCATTCCTTATGATATTCTCTAATGTGTTCAGAGTTATTCTCACGCCAATTTTTCTTATATTCGGGGTTATCCTGAAAAAACTCCTTCCGCGTTCTGCCAGCGATATTCTTATTAACAGTACCTATTTCACGGATTACCTCACCTTCTCTTCTACATAATTCATCACGACTATTACACGGATAACTCTCGTGTAATTCAATATACCAATCGCTCCAATCATTACCTGTAATATGTTTATACAGACTACCAGATTTTCCTATCTTGCAATTATTCTTATGACACGCAAAACGCTGACAGAGATACTGCTGACTAGTAGAACCAACAAACACCAACGAATCATCAGTTCTGCATCTAATAGTATAAATCTTCCCCCTGCTGTATTTATTTAATTCACTCATTCTATTTATAATTAGCGGAGAAATAAAAAAAAATAAATTAACGCAATTAAAAGCAAATTAGAAATAAGACAGACTATCTATCTTTAGCGAGTAATTAGCATTTTCAGCGGTACTATGCCCCATCTTTTTAGCGGTCTCATTATATTTCCTCATATCCCCAGTATCCCCGGCGGTCTTAAGATTATATGTAGCCCTAAGCTTCCTAATATCTACGGCATTAAACGGATCACCATATATATCGTTAGTAATCGTAGCAAATCTACGGGATAGTGTGGGGGCAGTATAGAGCTTACCGAAAATATAATCAGTATCAGCGGGCAACTGATTAATAACTCCAATAATTTCATTAGGGGCTTCTAGTATCATCTTCTGTTTGTTTTTAGTGTTATTGATATACATCTTGCCTTGGTAATACCAATTAAACTCCATATCATCTGTATCGCCCTTCTTAGTAGCAATACGCATAATGCGATAATCATATAATCTGCGCGTAGGCATAAGAAACAGGAGCATATACATTAGTTTATCATATGCATCATCAATTTTATTGGCGTTCTCAATAACATCAGCGGTATTAAAAGATATCTTTGAGGTCATCTCTTTATTGACAACGACATTACTTCTATTCTCAGTATAATTAGCGTTATAAGCGGTCATATAGGGATATAAGGACTCCCTAAGCTGTTTTAGGTTTTTACCATTCAAGCGTGAATATATGCTATATAGCTTAGGGAGATATGATGGATAATTAGTAGCGATGTCTTTGACATTATCTATAATATATTTATTTTGTTTGTAGAGTTTCGTGCTATTATATTTAACACCGTTAAGCATTTTCAGAATCTCGGCGTCATCATTAAGGGGCTTATCGTTATTATATTTAGGATAAATTGCCCTAATAGATTTAATGTAATTATCAATGGTATTCTCATTCAGCTTAGTTATCTTAGCGCCCGCCTTATACTCTCTTTTAACATCAGTATCAACGGCATCAATATCAATAGGTTTATCAATATGTTGAATGGGTTTAACGGTAGATTTGCTTATAAGGCGTCTGGCTTCTCTGCGTGCTTCGTTGATTTTGTCTTTGTTCAGCTCTCTGCTCTTGGCTACTCTCAATTTATGAAAGTACTTGCGATAGTCATCAGCGAACTCACGAGGATACTCTTTGAGCTTTTTGGATATAAGGGAGGGGTTAGCGAGGGAGTGTATTTGATTGAATAGTTGTTCGTTAGTCATTAGTTGTATATATATACGCCTTTATACTTATATAGGAGAAAATAAATTAGGAGAAAGCGAAGAAGAGCAATTATAGTAGGGAACGATATGAAAAGAACAAGGACGAGATATTAAAAAATCGTCGTGAGAAATATCGTACGGAGCATAATAGGGAGGAGAGGATAAAGGTGATGCGAGGATCATTCAGATTATATTTTGATTAACTATATACTAGAAAGCTATTGATAGATATATATGTATTATTTTTATTATTATAATGGTATTATATTATTATATTAGCTTCTTATCTTTTCAGTAAGGGACGGGAGAATAGAGTAATGAGAGAATGGTAAGGTGGAACGGCAGGAACGGCAGGAACGGCAGAATAAAAGTAATTTAATATATAGGAAAAAAATTTGAAAAAATAAATTGTAAAAATAAAAAGTTTATTTTTTGCCGTCCCTGCCGTTCCTGCCGTTCCTGACATCACGGCGGATATAAGTAGTCTTGAAGACTGACTAAGTCTATATATACACTTGAAGACTGGCTGACATCACGGCGGATATAAGTAGTAGTCTTGAAGACTGACTAAGTCTATATATACACTTGAAGACTGGTTAGGTCTATATATATACACTTGAAGACTGGCTGACATCACGGCAGATATAAGTACATTAGCGTGATGACATCACGGCAGATATAAGTAGGATAGCGTGATGACATCACGGCATCACTCGTTGCCCCCTAATCACGCCGAAATATATCTATAGATATATTTCGGCGTGATTAGGGGGCAACGAGTGATGCCGTGATGTCATCACGCTATCCTACTTATATCTGCCGTGATGTCATCACGCTAATGTACTTATATCTGCCGTGATGTCAGCCAGTCTTCAAGTGTATATATATAGACCTAACCAGTCTTCAAGTGTATATATAGACTTAGTCAGTCTTCAAGACTACTACTTATATCCGCCGTGATGTCAGCCAGTCTTCAAGTGTATATATAGACTTAGTCAGTCTTCAAGACTACTTATATCCGCCGTGATGTCAGGAACGGCAGGAACGGCAGGGACGGCAAAAAATAAACTTTTTATTTTTACAATTTATTTTTTCAAATTTTTTTCCTATATATTAAATTACTTTTATTCTGCCGTTCCTGCCGTTCCTGCCGTTCCACCTTACCATTCTCTCATTACTCTATTCTCCCGTCCCTTACTGAAAAGATAAGAAGCTAATATAATAATATAATACCATTATAATAATAAAAATAATACATATATATCTATCAATAGCTTTCTAGTATATAGTTAATCAAAATATAATCTGAATGATCCTCGCATCACCTTTATCCTCTCCTCCCTATTATGCTCCGTACGATATTTCTCACGACGATTTTTTAATATCTCGTCCTTGTTCTTTTCATATCGTTCCCTACTATAATTGCTCTTCTTCGCTTTCTCCTAATTTATTTTCTCCTATATAAGTATAAAGGCGTATATATATACAACTAATGACTAACGAACAACTATTCAATCAAATACACTCCCTCGCTAACCCCTCCCTTATATCCAAAAAGCTCAAAGAGTATCCTCGTGAGTTCGCTGATGACTATCGCAAGTACTTTCATAAATTGAGAGTAGCCAAGAGCAGAGAGCTGAACAAAGACAAAATCAACGAAGCACGCAGAGAAGCCAGACGCCTTATAAGCAAATCTACCGTTAAACCCATTCAACATATTGATAAACCTATTGATATTGATGCCGTTGATACTGATGTTAAAAGAGAGTATAAGGCGGGCGCTAAGATAACTAAGCTGAATGAGAATACCATTGATAATTACATTAAATCTATTAGGGCAATTTATCCTAAATATAATAACGATAAGCCCCTTAATGATGACGCCGAGATTCTGAAAATGCTTAACGGTGTTAAATATAATAGCACGAAACTCTACAAACAAAATAAATATATTATAGATAATGTCAAAGACATCGCTACTAATTATCCATCATATCTCCCTAAGCTATATAGCATATATTCACGCTTGAATGGTAAAAACCTAAAACAGCTTAGGGAGTCCTTATATCCCTATATGACCGCTTATAACGCTAATTATACTGAGAATAGAAGTAATGTCGTTGTCAATAAAGAGATGACCTCAAAGATATCTTTTAATACCGCTGATGTTATTGAGAACGCCAATAAAATTGATGATGCATATGATAAACTAATGTATATGCTCCTGTTTCTTATGCCTACGCGCAGATTATATGATTATCGCATTATGCGTATTGCTACTAAGAAGGGCGATACAGATGATATGGAGTTTAATTGGTATTACCAAGGCAAGATGTATATCAATAACACTAAAAACAAACAGAAGATGATACTAGAAGCCCCTAATGAAATTATTGGAGTTATTAATCAGTTGCCCGCTGATACTGATTATATTTTCGGTAAGCTCTATACTGCCCCCACACTATCCCGTAGATTTGCTACGATTACTAACGATATATATGGTGATCCGTTTAATGCCGTAGATATTAGGAAGCTTAGGGCTACATATAATCTTAAGACCGCCGGGGATACTGGGGATATGAGGAAATATAATGAGACCGCTAAAAAGATGGGGCATAGTACCGCTGAAAATGCTAATTACTCGCTAAAGATAGATAGTCTGTCTTATTTCTAATTTGCTTTTAATTGCGTTAATTTATTTTTTTTTATTTCTCCGCTAATTATAAATAGAATGAGTGAATTAAATAAATACAGCAGGGGGAAGATTTATACTATTAGATGCAGAACTGATGATTCGTTGGTGTTTGTTGGTTCTACTAGTCAGCAGTATCTCTGTCAGCGTTTTGCGTGTCATAAGAATAATTGCAAGATAGGAAAATCTGGTAGTCTGTATAAACATATTACAGGTAATGATTGGAGCGATTGGTATATTGAATTACACGAGAGTTATCCGTGTAATAGTCGTGATGAATTATGTAGAAGAGAAGGTGAGGTAATCCGTGAAATAGGTACTGTTAATAAGAATATCGCTGGCAGAACGCGGAAGGAGTTTTTTCAGGATAACCCCGAATATAAGAAAAATTGGCGTGAGAATAACTCTGAACACATTAGAGAATATCATAAGGAATGGCGCTCACGAAAACGCTCGGCTACTCCTTAATTATACAAAAGTTGATAGTATATAAAGTTTAGAAATGATATAGTATATAATAAATATCTCTCTATATAGTAAGATGAGTGAATATACCGAGCCTATTGATAGGAGAGTTCAACAGCAAAGAGATGCCTCTAAACGATGTTATCATAAAAAGATACACGAGAACCCCGAGTTTTACGCAGCTGAAAAATTACGCATTAAAGAGTATAAGATTAACCGCTATAAGACAGACCCAGAGTTTCGCGAGAAAGTTAAACAGATTAACAGAGACAATTATAGAAAAAAGAAAGAGGCCTAAGCAAAATATGGATATACCGCTAATTAAATCTATTATTCAATTTTTTATTTTTCAATTATCAATTTACAAAAATTGATAGATAAAGTATATAAGGAATATTTAATATTATAAAGTATAAATTAAAATCTCCGCTAATAATAGAATGAGTTTCAAGAAGTCCTTTGGTAGATCCGAGTTAAGTGAAATAGTCAATTTGCCGCTATTGAAGTATATAGTCAAGAACTGGGTTAAGTATGAGAGTTTAATTGTCAAGAACGACGATAATGATTATGATTATAACCCTAAAAATATATGTCAGAAGTATCTCGCTCAATATGA